GCAAAGGGCAACTGCTAGACTTGCACCAATGCCGGAACTAAGTGTACACTGGGGACACCGGGACCGCAACCCGCATCCGTCTAAGGACAAATGCTCGAACACCTGCTTGACTTCCAGCCTGAAGTTATATCCAGTACCGAGGCACCGCCCCCGGTAGAAAAAACTACGCCTATGCAGGCGCTGGATGGGAAGATTAATACTTCTGACTGGCTCAAATCCATGGGTGCGCCAGACAAAGAGGCTGTTGTATCCGAGCTAGAAAAGACCCAGGCCCGTGAAACATTCACGGCGCTCACCACCAATGCCCCCACCGCAGATGCACACGCCATGGTCTCCAAGCTGGAGACCCCGCAAGCGGTACGGCACCTGACAAGTATGCTCACCGCATACGACTGGGAATTTATACAGCAGGCAAAAGAGCTGCGCGGCTACGCGGTGGCCAAGATTCTGGAGGAGTGCGAGCACCCGACGGCGTCAATCCGGCTCAAAGCGCTGGCGCTCCTGGGTAAGGTGACGGAGGTTGGGCTGTTTACAGAAAAAATTGAGGTCAAGAAGACGGATATGACCGAGGACGAGGTCGACCGCAAGTTGAAAGAGAAGCTCGCCAAGTTCATGGACGTGACGGATGTGCAGCCGATCGAGGACATTGACGTGATTGATGTCGTGGCCACCCCCGCCCCACCGGAAGACGAACCGGAAAAGCCCAGTGAGTGAGAAGATCCTGACCCCCGAGGAGGCCACAGCCCTCTACCGCAGACTACCCACCATGGGTAAAGTGGAGAAATTGGAGACTTTGGACTTGTTGGACAAGCAAGAGCACTGGCGGGAGCTGAGAAAGAAACGCCACGACCCCATCGAGTTCGCCAAACACGTCTATCCGGGGTTCAAGATCGGGCCACACCACAGAAAACTGGCAAAAATCTTCCAGGAAGTGATCTCCGGCCAGAAAAAACGCGTGATTATCAACATCGCGCCGCGTATGGGTAAGTCGGAGTTCTCCTCCTACCTGTTCCCAGCGTTCTTTCTAGGTAATTACCCTGATAAGAAGATCATCATGGGCACGCACACGGCAGGTTTGTCGGAGGACTTCGGTCGGCGGGTGCGAAACTTGATCGACTCGGAGGAGTACCGTGAGCTTTTTCCGAACACGCTGGTGGCGGACGACCAAAAAGCGGCGGGCAAGTGGTCAACGAGTTCCGGGGGGCAGTACTACGCCGCAGGCGTAGGCGGTGCTCTTGCTGGACGTGGTGCTGATCTGTTCGTTATTGACGATCCTCATTCTGAACAGGACGTAAAGGCGAACTCTCGCCTGGCTTTCGACACGGCGTGGAGCTGGTTCCAGACTGGACCCTTGCAGCGTCTGATGCCTGGGGGCGCGATCATCATTATCATGACCCGCTGGGGGAAGTTGGACCTGACCGGGCGCCTGATCGACTACCAGACGCGCAACCCGGAGTCTTTGCCCTGGGAGATCGTGGAGCTACCGGCCATCCTGCACGAGGGCACGGACAAGGAGAAGTCCTTGTGGCCAGAGCAGTGGCCACTGGAGGCGTTGAAGGCGACGAAGGCGTCGATCGACCCGCAGTACTGGAACGCCCAGTACATGCAGCAGCCCACATCCAACAACGCGGCGATCATCAGCCGGAAACTGTGGCGGATCTGGGAGCCGGACGACCCACCCGAGTGCGACTACGTCATACAGTCCTGGGATACGGCGTTCGAGACCAAGACAAACTCCGACTACTCGGCGTGTACGACATGGGGCGTCTTCTACAACGAGGAAGAGAACGACAAGGCGCAGATCATCCTGCTGGATGCGTTCAAGGACCGCATGGCGTTCCCGGAGTTGAAGCAGATCGCCTTGAAGCACTACAAGGAGTGGGAGCCTGACGCGTTCATCGTGGAAAAGAAGGCGGCAGGGGCGCCGCTCATCCAGGAACTGCGGAACATGGGCATACCAGTCCAGGAGACGAACCCTAGCCGTGGCAACGACAAGATGGTACGATTGAACGCAGTGGCTGATCTGTTCGCATCCGGCATGGTGTGGGCGCCAGACACACGCTGGGCGCGTGAGGTGATCGAGGAAGTGGCGTCGTTCCCCAACGGCGAGAACGATGACTTCGTGGATACCACCAGCCAGGCGTTGCTGAGATTCAGACAAGGTGGGTTTATTCGTCTGGACTCGGACGAACCGGATGAACCCAGATTTTTCAGACGCCGTAGCGCGGCGTACTACTAAGGATCGACATGGCTACCAACATCGACAAGGCCTTATACCAAGCCCCTTCCAGCATGGAGGAGGACGCACTCGACGAGGAGCCGATCGAGATTGAGATCATTGACCCGGAAGCTGTGAACATCCACGCGGATGGACTAGACATCTCCATCATGCCGGGCGAAGAGGACGAAGAGGACTTCTCTGCCAACCTGGCCGAGACCATGGCCGAGGGCGCTATCGCCTCCCTGGCGGGGGACTTGTCAGCCGACATCGACCAGGACAAGCAATCACGCAAGGAGTGGGAGAAGTCGTACGTAGAAGGGCTGAAGCTCCTTGGTCTCCAGTACGAGGAACGCACGGAGCCGTGGCAGGGCGCAAGCGGCGTGTTCCACCCGATGATCACCGAGGCAATTGTCAGGTTCCAGTCAGAAAGCATAACGGAAACATTCCCCGCCCAAGGTCCGGTGCGCACCAAGATACTGGGCAAGGAGACGCCAGACAACAAGGCGGCTGCCAAACGCGTTGAGGACGACCTGAACTACGAGCTGACGGACGTCATGCAAGAGTTCCGCCCCGAGCATGAGCGCATGCTGTGGTCTCTTCCCGCTACCGGCTCCGCGTTCAAGAAGGTCTACTACGACCCGAACCTGGGTCGTCAGGTGTCGATGTTTATCCCGGCAGAGGACATCATTCTGCCGTACGGCACGTCAGACCTGGACAACTGCTACCGGCTTACGCACGTCATGCGTAAGACCAAGAACGAGATCATCAAGCTCCAGCAAGCTGGGTTCTACCGCGACATCGAGCTGCCAGACCCCACGCACAGCCAGGACGACATCAAGAAAGCCAAGGACAAAGAGACGGGCTTCAGCGACATCGACGACGATCGGTACGTGCTGCTGGAGTGCCATGTTGACTTGGTGCTGCCGGGGGATGAAGATGAGGACGGTGACGGCGAAGAGACGGGAATCGCGCTGCCATACGTAGTAACCCTTATAAAAGGATCGAACGATGTCCTGGCCATCCGACGCAACTGGCGAGAAGAAGACCCCCTCAAGCTCAAGCGACAGCACTTCGTCCACTACCAATACATCCCCGGCTTCGGAGCCTACGGCTTCGGACTCTTCCACCTCATCGGCGGGTTTGCCAAGTCTGCAACCTCCATCATGCGCCAGCTGGTGGATGCGGGTACCCTATCGAACCTGCCCGGGGGACTCAAAACCCGTGGGCTTCGGATTAAAGGTGATGACACGCCGATTGCCCCGGGGGAATGGCGAGATGTAGACATCAGCTCTGGGGCGCTGCGCGACAGCATCATGCCCCTGCCGTACAAGGAGCCAAGCGCTACCCTGTACAACCTGCTGACCACGATTGTCGACGAGGGTCGTCGCTTTGCCGCAACAGCCGACATGAAGGTGTCGGACATGTCTGCGCAGGCACCGGTGGGCACGACGCTGGCGCTCTTGGAGCGTCAACTCAAGGTGATGACGGCGGTGCAAGCCCGCCTGCACTACAGCTTCAAGCAAGAACTGAAGCTGCTGGTCAAGATCATCGAGGACTACACCGACCCCGACTACGCGTATCAGCCGGAAGAAGGCCGTCGCACGGCCCGCAAAGAAGACTACTCCAAGGTCGACATCATTCCGGTGAGCGACCCCAACGCGGCCACCATGAGCCAGCGGGTAGTGCAGTACCAAGCCGTCATCCAGATGGCGCAGATGGCGCCGGACATTTACGACTTGCCGCAGTTGCACCGCCGCATGCTGGAGGTGTTGGGTATTAAGCACGCTGAGAAGCTCGTGCCCCTGCCGGATGACCAGAAACCCCGCGACCCGGTGGCAGAGAACATGGCGGTCTTGAAAGGCGAGCCGGTCAAGGCGTTCATGTACCAGGACCACGAGGCGCACATCAAGGTACACATGGCCGCGATGCAGGACCCCTTGATCATGCAGTTGATTGGGCAAAACCCCCGCGCCCCGCAGATGCAGGCAGCCATGCAAGCGCACATCTCCGAGCACGTTGGGTTTGGCTATCGCCAGAAGATCGAGCAGCAGCTCGGTATGCCCCTGCCCCCGGAGGACGAGAAGCTGCCGCCCGAGGTGGAGGTTGCATTGTCGGGCATGATGGCCCAGGCCGCCCAGCAGGTTCTCCAGCAGAACCAAGCGCAGGCTCAACAGCAGCAGGCTCAACAACAGGCCCAGGACCCGGTGCTCCAGATGCAGAAACAAGAGCTGGCTATCCGCCAACAAGAGGCCCAGACCAAGGCGCAGAAGGTCCAGGGAGACCTGGCGATCGCGCAGAAGAAACTCCAGCAAGACGCTGCCGAGGCACTTGCCAAGATTCAGTTGGAGAAGCAACGCACCGCCGCAGAGCTGCTGCAACGCCAAAACATCGACAGTCGCCGGATCAACATCGACGCGACCAAAGCAGCCATCGACGCGCGTCGAGACACCGGGCGGTTTGACATCGAGACCGCACGCATGGAGCAGGAGATGGCTGCACGCAGCCACGCACAGGACCTGGAGCACCGCCAAGCGGCGCATGACCAGAAGTTGCGTCACCAAGAGTCCCAGGCGCGAGCCAAGGTCAAGATGATGCGTGATCAAAACCAACCAAAGGAGAAGCCCACTAAATGATCCAAGACTTCGCACGCGTATTGCGCGAACAAATACGCAGCGACCTGAACAACTACGCGGACGACTTGGCGGGTGGTTCATGTCAATCTTTTGAGCAGTATCAAAAACTCTGCGGCGTCATCCAGGGTCTGGCGATGGCAGAGCGTTACATCATTGACCTTGCTGAGAAAGTCGAAAAAGCAGATGAGTGAAATCCTCTTGCCCCCGGGCATTCAGTTGCCCAAGCACATCCAGCCTGTAGACCAACCGGACGAAGGCGCGGATGCAGAAACCAAGGCGTCAGCCTTGCCAATCCCAGCTGGCCACAAGCTGCTGTGTATCGTGCCCGAGGTCGATGAAAAGATCGCCGGTACGAGTCTCGACCTGGTTCGAGATGCCACCACCCTGCGTCAAGAAGAGACGGCCACTACGGTGCTGTTTGTTCTGCGTCTGGGCGCGTCTGCCTACAAAGACCCGGAACGGTTCCCCACCGGCCCGTGGTGTAAGGAGGGAGACTTTGTTCTTGTTCGTACCTATACCGGTACGCGTTTCAAGATCTTTGGCAAAGAATTCCGCGTGATCAATGACGATCAGGTGGAGTGTGTTGTGCAAGATCCTCGTGGGATAACCCGCGCTTAAAGGAGTGGTAGATGAACGACGCATATAAATTTCCAGACGAGCTGGAAGAAGAAAAGAGGTCCGCCCCGGCGGATGACGTTGAGATCACCGTCGCAGGAGACGACGTTGAGATCGAGATCGTTGACGACACTCCCGAGAGAGATCGTGGCCGTCGCCCCCTAGACCGTGAGGTGGAGGACCCAACGGACGACGAGATTGAGTCATACACCCAGGGTGCGCAAAAACGCATCAAGGAGCTGACCCACGCCCGCCACGACGAGCGCCGAGCCAAGGAAGCCCTGGCTCGTGAGAAAGAGGAGCTTGAGCGTCTTGCTCAGCACATTATCGAGGAGAACAAACGCCTCAAGGCGTACGTGGACTCCGGCACGCAGCAGTACATGACCATGGCCAACGAGGCGGCGGAAGCCAAGCTGGACAAGGCCCGGCGTGAGCTAAAGGCGGCCCAGGAGTCATATGACTCCGACGCCATCGTTGCCGCCCAGGAAGCCCTGGCCGAGGCGACGTGGGAAGTCAAGAACGCAAAAAATTTCCGGGCACCCCCTTTACAGCGTGAAGAAGCTGTAGTACAAACTAGCCAACCGCAACCCCAACGGGTTCAAGCCGACGAAAAGACCTTGCGCTGGCAAGCAAAAAACCAGTGGTTCGGCGCCCAGGGATTCGAGGAAATCACCAGCTACGCACTAGGGCTGCATCAAAAGCTAGTCAACAACGGGGTAGACCCCCGCTCTGATGAATACTTCGAGCAGATAGACGCTCGCGTGAAGTCGACGTTCCCCGAGGTTTTCGGTGGTAGACGAGACGAGCCGTCCCGTACGGTTGAGACTTCGGCAAGGAAACCTGCCGCCGTGGTCGCACCCGCGACTCGTACAACTGGAGCGAAGAAAGTACAACTAACGCCGTCGCAAGCTGCGTTAATTAAAAAGTACAACCTGGACCCCAAGAAGTATGTGGCAGAAGTTCTAAAACTGGAGAATCAATAATGGCTGAAAATCGTACCCCTCGTGACCTAGAGTCGCGCTCAAAAACCGCTCGGGCTGTATACGTACCGCCCACAAACTTGCCCGATCCGACCCCCGAACCTGGGTATTTGTATCGCTGGGTAGCGACGCACATCCTGGGCCAGGCTGAACCTACTAACGTGAGTCGCAAGATGCGCGAAGGGTGGGAGCCGGTAAAGGCAGTTGATCATCCTGAACTTATGCTGCTTGGTAACGAAAAGACCGGAAACGTGGAAATCGGTGGGCTCATGCTCTGCAAGATGTCCGTCGAACAAGCCCGTGCCCGCGATGAGTACTACTCCAAGCAAGCGTCGGATCAGATGAACTCAGTGGACAACCACTTCATGCGAAACAATGACCCGCGCATGCCTCTGTTCTCGGACCGCAAGTCTTCGTCCAGTCGCGGAAACGGGTTTGGTTCTGGTTCTAAATAACAGGAGTTTCTAAATGGCAAACACAAATGCCCCCTACGGCCTACGCGCCGTAAACCGTAACGACGGCATGCCCTATGCTGGCGCTACGAGTCAGTTCCTGATTGACCCGGCAGGCCTGGGCTCCAATCTTTTCAATGGCCAAGTCGTTATCATTAACGCCAACGGCTACATTGCTCTGTCTACCGCTACTGGTGCGGATCTGACAACCAACAACCTCGGCGGCAGCTCGCTTGGCGCTTGGGGTGTGTTCGTTGGCTGTTCCTACATCAACGCGCAAGGCCAGCAGATTTACGCTCAGTACTACCCCTCCGGCACCACCGGCGTGGTTACCGCGTATGTCATCACTGACCCCAACGTGACGTTTGTAGCTCAGCTGGATGGCCAAGTCACCCAAGCCGCTCTTGGTGCAAACACCTTCTTCGCTGCTGCTCAGAGCACCAGCACTGGCTCGACTACCACCGGTAACTCGACCAGCGCGTTGGAGTCCACCGTTGTTACCACGGCTGCCGCCTTCAAGATCATCGGTTTCGCTTCCCCGCTGACCGATACCTACACTGAAGTGTTGGTGAAGTTCAACCCCGGCGCTCACGCCTATACCAACGCCGTCGGCATCTAAGGAGTAAACCATGGCAATTTCACGCGCACAACTGCTCAAGGAACTGCTCCCCGGCCTGAACGCTTTGTTCGGCATGGAGTACGCCCGTTACGGCGAAGAGCACAAAGAGATCTACGAAACCGAGAAGTCGGAGCGTAGCTTTGAAGAAGAAACCAAGCTGGCTGGCTTCCAGGCTGCTCCTGTCAAGAACGAAGGCTCTGCCATCGCTTACGACAACGCGCAGGAAGCATTCACCGCCCGCTACACCCACGAGACCATCGCCTTGGGTTTCTCGATCACTGAAGAAGCGATCGAAGATAACCTGTACGACAGCCTGTCTGCTCGTTACACCAAGGCCCTGGCCCGCGCCATGTCCTACACCAAGCAGGTAAAAGCCGCCTCCGTTATCAACAACGGTTTCAACGGTTCTTATCCCGGCGGTGACGGCGTGTCGCTGTTCGGTGTTAACTCCAGCAGCGTTCGTGTTGGTCACCCCCTGGTTAACGGTGGTGTGAACTACAACAGCCCGACCGTGGCCGTTGACCTGAACGAGACCTCCTTGGAAAATGCTGTGATCCAGATCGCTGCGTGGACCGATGAACGTGGTCTGCTGATCGCTGCCAAGCCGCGTAAGATGGTTGTTCCTCCGGCACTGATGTTCGTTGCCAAGCGCCTGCTTGACACCGAGCTGCGTGTTGGTACGAACGACAACGACATCAACGCCCTGAAGCAGATGGGTGCTGTGCCGGAAGGTTACACCGTCAACCACTTCTTGACCGATAGCAACGCTTGGTTCCTGTTGACCGACGTGCCCAACGGCATGAAGCACTTCGAGCGTATGCCTCTGGCTAACTCGATGGACGGTGATTTCGACACCGGCAACGTCCGCTACAAGGCCCGCGAGCGTTATTCGTTCGGCTGGTCTGATCCCCTGGGAATCTGGGGCTCTGCCGGAGCGTAAGCAGAAAGGGGGCCTTGTGCCCCCTTTTCTTTTGTTGTATATTGTTAGCAAGCCCGGGACCCCCGGTGCATCAGACTGACCCGGCAGACGACGTACCGACTGATGCGCTGATCTTGTACGTAAGGACAATTCATCATGGCACTCTCTACCACCCAAAGCATTTGGCGTTCGGGCGGCGGCGATCAGACTCGCACCGCTTACTGTGGTTCCGGCGTTATGGCCGCTCAGTTTTACATTGCCGACGCCTCTGTAGCCACCGCCACCAACGTCACCGTTGCGTCTGCCTCTGGCTCTCCCGCTCTGATTCTTCCCGCTGGCGCTGTTGTACTCGGCGTGTATATCAATGACGCAGGCGCTGGTTCTGTGGATTTGGGCACCCGTGGTTACACTAGCGGTACCGTGACCGGCGCGGCTATTGCCAACAACCTGTCTGTGGCTTCTGCCGGTGTTGTTACCAGCGGCTTGACCCTGACCGCTACCAGCGAAATGTCCTATGTCACTGTGACGATCGACACGTCTGGTTCCGGCACCGTTGGCGGCTACATCACGTATTTCGTGGTTGATCCCCTGGCTGGTCAGCAGAACGTCTGATAGGAGCACTTCATGACGATGCAGTATGACGTCAAGTCAGCCCACCTGAATGCGTCGGGTAGCGTGTACGCTCAGCCTGCACGTGTGAAGGGCTTTTCTATCTGTGCCACGGCCAGCGCCGCTGGCACGTTGTTGCTCAAGGATGGCGGTTCGGGCGGGACAACGCTCATCGAGATTGACATCCCGGCCAATTCAAATCCTAATTCTTTTTACGTACTGGTGCCTGGCGAAGGTGTGCGGTTTTACACGAACATCTACGCCACGTTGACCAATATTGCGTCAATCACGGTGTTCTATGGCTAAATCCCCAGCATGGCAACGCAAGGAAGGCAAGAACCCCAACGGCGGCCTGAACGCCAAGGGGCGAGCCTCTGCCAAAAAGCAAGGCATGAACTTGAAACCTCCCCAGCCGGAAGGCGGCTCACGCCGCGACTCTTTCTGCGCAAGGATGAGTGGGATGAAAAAGAAGCTGACCTCCGCCAAGACAGCAAAAGATCCGAACAGCCGTATCAACAAGAGCCTTCGGGCCTGGAACTGCTGAAATGGAGATGATGCTGTGGAACGTCTTGCTGACTACATTCATCGGGTTACTAAGTTGGAATCTGAGAGAGAAGTCAGCAGAACTGGGCCGAATCACGATCCTGTTAAACAGGACGCGGGAGGAGATCGCTCGGGACAACGTGACACAGGCGGAGATCGACAAGATTGTGGCGCACATCGACAGCCGGTTCGACAAGTTGAACGACAAGATTGACCTGTTTATCCGGGAGCAACGCAGTGCCCTCAGTTAGTCGTAAACAGCACAACTTCATGGAAGCCGTGGCGCACAGCCCGGCTTTTGCGAAGAAGGCAGGAGTCCCGCAGTCCGTGGGCAAAGAGTTCGCTGCGGCGGACAAGGGTAAGAAGTTTGGCACCGGAGGCCGGGCCAAAGAACAAGCTATCAACAAGCCGAAAACCGATCACGGGAAGTCGGCACTTTTCTCAGAAGGTGGTTATATGAAAAAGATGTCTTCCGGTGGTATCACCAACGCAAAAATGGGCAAGGTCAAGACCGCAGCCCCCAGCCGTGACGGCGTTGCTGCCAAGGGTAAAACCAAGGGCAAACAGATTGTCATGAGCGGAAGCAAGCCGCTTGGCATGAACAAGGGTGGCTACGCAAAAGGCAAGTGTTGAAATGATGGCCTCCCGTGGGATGGGGGCCATCGCTCCCTCCAAGATGCCCAAAGGCGTGCGTAAGGCACGTCGAGACGATACCGACTTCACGCAGTATGCGGAGGGCGGCAAAGTCAATGCTGCGGGCAACTACACGAAGCCAGGCTTGCGCAAGCGGATTGTGTCGCAGGTAAAAGCTGCGGCAACCCACGGTACCAAGGCGGGTCAGTGGTCTGCGCGTAAGGCGCAGCTGGTGGCCAAGAAGTACAAGGAAGCTGGCGGCGGGTACAAGGATTGAGATGAAAGCACCGCAAAAATCCCTGAAGGACTGGGGCGACCAGAAGTGGCGTACCAAGTCTGGCAAACCGTCTTCCAAGACGGGGGAGCGGTACTTGCCTGAGAAGGCCATCAAAGCCCTGAGCCCTGCGGAGTACGCAGCCACCACCAAAGCAAAACGTGCAGGCAAGGCGGCGGGTAAACAGTTTGTCGCTCAGCCAAAATCAATTGCCAAGAAAACAGCGGGGTTCCGGTAATGGCCACAAAAAACTGGATCGCAGGCGCGATCAAAAAGCCCGGGGCTTTGCGTTCTGCGCTGGGTGCCAAGAAGGGTGAGCCGATCCCCGCCAAGAAACTGGCGGCTGCGGCCAAGAAGCCCGGCAAGATGGGCCAACGCGCTCGTTTGGCGCAGACGTTGAAGAAGATGGGGTGATGTATGGGTATTCTGAACGACGCAGTGAACACAACCACCAACGCGGTTGGTAAAGTTCTTGAAATACCAGGCAACATCATCAGTGACCTGACCGGTTCCGGCATCAACAGCAACGCATCGCAAGTGCAAAACATGATGGACGAGGACCGGAAAAAGGGCCAGAAGCCGTCATACATGGCCAAGGGCGGTAAAGTCCGTTCTGCTTCTAGCCGTGCCGATGGTATTGCTCAGCGTGGCAAAACTCGCGGAAAGATCTACTGATCATGGCAACAACGTCCGGCGTAGCAGCATTCAACCTCGACTTGTCTGAGATCGTCGAGGAGGCGTTTGAGCGTGCAGGCTCCGAGCTTCGCACGGGCTACGACTTGCGCACAGCACGTCGGTCGCTTAACTTACTGTTTGCTGACTGGGCAAACCGTGGCGTCAACATGTGGACGTTCGAGCAAAACACCATCAATCTGGTGGCCGGACAACCCACGTATGCACTGCCTGACGACACGGTGGACATCCTGGATCATGTGATTCGCACCCAGGCCAACCAGCCCAGCAACCAGGCGGACCTCACCATCACGCGTATTAGTGTTTCTACCTACGCGACGATCCCCAACAAACTGACAACCGGGCGTCCAATCCAGGTTTGGATTCAGCGTTTGACAGCCAACTCATCGCTTACCGCAGCCACAACAACGGGCGGTACAACAGCAGCAAACGCTACGACGATTCAGGTCTCGACCCTGGCGGGTCTACCCACAGCGGGTTTCTTGACGATCGGCACCGAGCTGATCAGCTACAACGAGACCAGCAACCCCCAGGACGGAGCCCCGTTCTACTTGTACAACTGCTGCCGGGGCCAAGACGGCACCACGGCGGCTTCAATCCCTTCTGGTACGGCCATCAAGCTAACCCAGAAGCAGTCAATTACGGTCTGGCCTACGCCTGACCCCGGGACCCAGTATCAGTTCGTCTATTGGCGTATGCGCCGTATTCAGGATGCTGGCAGTGGCGTAAATATCGCTGACGTCCCGTTCCGGTTTATCCCCTGTCTGGCCGCTGGCCTGGCCTACTACATCGCGCTCAAGGTGCCGGGTGGCATGGAGCGTCTCCAAATTCTGAAAGCTCAGTACGATGAGGCCTGGATGACGGCAGCCGATGAGGATCAAGAACGGGCAGCTATCCGGCTTGTGCCGCGCCAGATGTTCATAGGGGCGGGCACGTAAATGGGCAACCGGTTTTCGTCCGGCAAGAACTCAATATCGCAGTGCGACCGGTGCAATTTCCGGTTCAAGCTGCATGAGTTGAAGACGGAGATCATCAAGACCAAGCCGTACCAGCTGAAGGTGTGCAGCACATGCTGGGACCCGGACCATCCGCAGTTGCAGCTGGGTATGTACCCGGTGGATGATCCCCAGGGTGTGCGGGACCCCCGCCCTGACATCACGTACTTGCTGGGCGGCAACACGGGCTTGCAGATCACTGAGACAGTGGGTACGGGCTTGGATGAGAATGGCACACCATCTGGTGGTAGCCGTGTCATTCAATGGGGGTGGAATCCGGTTGGCGGATCAACGTTTTTTACGTCGGTTGAAACACCAAATAACTTGGTGTCCCGCGTAGAACTTGGTACAGTAACGGTAGTAACGACGTAAGGAGTCGATCATGGACAAGAAAGACCTGGCGCAAGACAAGAAAATGGTGGCATCGGCTGTGCACAAGCACGAAGCCCGCATGCACCCGGGCAAACCCCCAACCAAATTAGCCAAAGGCGGCGTGACCTCTAAGGCCATGATGCAGATGGGCCGTAACTTGGCTCGTGCAGCTAACCAGCGCAGCTCTGGTCGCGGAGGCTGAGATGGCAACGTACAAGCAACCCAAGAAAACCGCTTCTCCCGTCGTTGGCGTGGAGGACAACAAAAAGTATCTGCGCGAAGCCAACGTGTCTGTTGCCAACGTGCGTAGTAACGACTACAAGGGCACCAAGACTTCAGGTATCAAGATTCGGGGTACTGGCGCGGCTACTAAAGGCGTGATGGCTCGCGGGCCGATGGCTTGAAATGAACTACAGCGAACTTGTTTCTGCTATCCAGTCGTATACCGAGAACGCGTTCCCGGATACGTACCTTGCGAATGGCACGGTGATTGGGCCAAACGCCCAGCTCAACCGTTTCATCGAGCAGGCAGAGCAACGCATCTACAACACGGTTCAGTTCCCGTCGCTTCGCAAGAACATGACGGGGTATGTGTCTACGTCCGTACCCTATCTAACAGCCCCGGATGACTATCTCTCCACGTACTCCTTGGCGGTCATCGTCGACGGGTCGTACGAGTATCTTCTCAACAAAGACGTTAACTTCATCCGGCAGGCTTACCCAAACCCAACCACGGATGTCGGAGTTCCCAAGTACTATGCGCTTTTTGGTCCTTCCGTATCTGGCAGCACTATTTCTAATGAGCTGTCCTTTATTCTTGGACCAACCCCTGACGACAATTACGAAGTCGAGTTGCACTTTTACTACTACCCTCAATCTATTGTGCAGTCCTCTATTAACGCGCTAGGCGTTATTGTGGGTGGTTCTGGATACACCAACGGTAAGTACTACGGTGTTCCTCTTACTGGCGGCACTGGCCAAGGCGCTGTGGCTGACATCGTTGTGACCGGCGGTGCGGTTGATGAGATCTTTATTAAGAACTCTGGCTGCCTGTACACGGTTGCCGACAATCTTTCTGCTGATGCCACGTATCTTGGTGGTACGGCTACGGTCGACTTTTCTGTACCAATTGCACAGGTCAACAACGCCCAGGGTACTTCTTGGCTGGGTGACAACTTTGACACGGTGCTGCTATACGGTTGCCTGGTTGAGGCGTACACCTTCATGAAGGGTGAGACCGATCTAATCGCGCTGTACGACGGCAAGTACAAGGAAGCTATGGCGATGGCTCAGCGTCTGGGTGATGGCCTGGAGCGCAGCGATGCGTACCGTAGCGGGCAGGCGCGTGTTGCGCCGCTACCGCAGAATAACGGGGTGCGTTGATGGCGTTTACCGGCAACTACACCTGCAACACCTTCAAGATCGGCTTGATGAACGGCACGTTCGACTTTACGACGGACACGTTCAAGATTGCACTGTATACAAACACAGCTACACTCAATGCCGACACCACCGCGTACACGTCAACCGGTGAGTCCTCCGGGGGAAACTATGTTGCTGGCGGCTTGGCTTTGACTGTGTCGCAGGTGCCGACAATCGGTAACCAGACCGGACAGAACGCAGTGGTTTACATCTCGTTTGCCAACGCCTCCTGGACTGGCGCCATCACGGCACGAGGTGCGTTGATCTACAAAGATGATGGGGCCACTTACCCGGCAGTCTGTGTGCTGGACTTTGGCTCAACAAAGACCTCGGTCAATACGTTCGAGGTGCAGTTCCCAACTTCGGGTAGCACGACTTCAATCATTCGCTTGGTATAAAGGATAAGCCATGGCCCTAGTAACTACAACCAAAGGTTTGATGGACGAGACCTTGCTTGAAAAGCGTGAGGGTTCCATCGATAATGACAACGAGTACACCCGCTGGATTGAGTTCTGGCTGGACGGCGAGTTGGTGCATCGTTCGGTGCATGTCGAGTTGAAAACAAATGTATTGGCCGATGGAATGGCCGCAATGCTCGGTTGAAAGGACTGAAAAATGGCAAACACTCAAGCTATGTGCACTTCGTTCAAGACGGAGTTGATGACCGCAACGCACAATTTCGGTACCGCCCCCGTGCGTGCTACTGGTACTGCTGACACGTTCTACGGTGCGCTGTATCTGACCACGGCCTCACTGGGCGCTGGAACGACGGCTTATTCTTCGACCGGTGAAGTGACCGGTACGGGCTATACCGCTGGTGGTGTGGCTGTGACTAACGCTACGGCCCCCACCTCTTCTGGCACCACGGCTTACTGGACACCTTCGGCCAGTTTGACGTATTCAAGCGTAACGTTGACCACGGCGTTTGATACCGTCCTGATCTATAACCAGACTCAGAGCAACAAGGCTGTCAGCGTTCACACGTTCGGTTCGCAGACGATCACGGCGGGCACATTCATTTTGACGATGCCTTCCAACACCAGCTCGACCGCACTGTTGCGTCTGGCTTAAGCCTCCCCGTTCTAGGGGAGCGCCATGCTGGGTTTAACCCCACTAGCAGCAGCACCACTTGCCTCGACAAGCGGTGATGTAGTTGTTGCCATTACCGGAATTGCGGTCACTGGGTCCGTAGGCTCCGTTACGCTGTCTGCTTCCCAAGCGCTTAGCGGGGTTGCCGCAACCGGTTCTGTAGGCACTGTTGTCTTTGCAAAGACAGATGTTATAACCGGCGTAGCCGCTACAGGTTCCGTTGGCTCCGTTACTTTCTCCACGCTCACCGTATCACTAACTGGCGTCGCTGGCCAAGGTTTGGTTGGCAACGAACAGCCCACACCAACTGAGGCAATTACGGGTGTTGCGGCAACAGGCTCCGTTGGAACCGTTGTCCCAAGTCGGAATCAGGCGCTAACTGGCAATTCGGCTACCGGGTCCGTGGGTACGGCTGTACCGAGTCAAAATCTGGCGTTAACCGGCAATGTTTCTACTTCCGCTGTTGGCACGGTTGCGTATAGCAATGCGTTCACTCTCTCCGGTAACGCGGCAACGGGGGCTGTGGGAAGCGTTACTCAAAGCAAGACAGTTGCGCTGACTGGAAATGCGGCCACCGGTAGTGTAGGCACAATTACATACACTCTTCCTGTTATTGTTGCGCTAAGCACAATTGACGATCTTGGCTGGGGCATGGGTCCGTGGGGCGGGGATACCTCAAGCGGCGGTTACTACGACGTTGCTTGGGGCGGCCACCAGGTGCACAACCCGTCAGTTGGGTACGGCGATGTCGGAACCGTTGTTGGGGTTAAGTCGTTCCCGCTTACAGGCGTTGAGGCCACCGGGCAAGTTGGTACATTAACGCCCAACAGACAGCATGCTTTGACCGGCGTACAGGCTACCGGCCAGGTCGGTACGGTATACCCTGTGTTTGAAATCCCGCTGACCGGAGTCCAGGCGCTTGGCCAAGTCGGACAGTTTGGCGTCATCCACATCAACGCCTTGACCGGGGTGCAGGCGGTGGGTATAGTGGGCGATGTCTGCCCCCGCAATTGGACGATAATTGACACCACCCAAAATGCAGGTTGGCAAACTATCCAAAACAGCCAGGATGCCGAGTGGGATCTTGTTGTGACAGAGGAATGTTGAGGATAAAAGATGGCTTTAGTTCTACAGGACAGGGTCCAAGAAACCACTACAACGACAGGAACAAGTGATTTCGTTCTTGGCGGAGCGGTGCTTTCATACCAAACCTTTGCCGCGATTGGCAACGGAAACACAACCTATTACACAGCGTATGATCCAAGTGCTGGTGCCTGGGAAGTAGGTATTGGTACGTACTCTACGACAGGTCCAACACTTGCTCGCACAACCATCCTAGCCTCCAGCGCCTCCGGCGCCAAGATTTCATTTGCTGCGGGAACCAAGAACGTCTTTGCCACATATCCGTCTGAGCGCGGCGTGTGGGTTGACGGCACAACGGTTGTGTTCTCTAACAACGGCCTAGTAGCGGCCACAAGCCTGGACATTAACGGTACAGCCTCTGCGCCGTCGGTTGCCAGCACGGACACCATTCTCCTGTATAACGCCGCCTCGGGCGCCAACAAAAAGGCAACTATTGCTGCGGCTGCTTTGCAAGGGCCGACTGGTCCCACAGGCCCTACGGGCCCCACGGGAAGCCCGGGCCCTACCGGTCCGACTGGCCCCACAGGTCCTACTGGGTTGGGTTATTCCGGTCTGACATCTACATCCTCGGTGGCGATTGGTACCGGCTCCAAGACGTTTACGGTTAACCAAGCCCAGGGAACCAACGCGTTTGTGGTTGGCCAGTACGTCCGTGCTTTTAACACCGGGACGCCTACCAACTTCATGGCAGGGGCGATAACAGCTTACACCACAACTTCGTTAACCATCAGCGTTGACTACACCGGTGGAAGCGGTACGCTGTCTGCATGGACCATTACTGATACCGGTTCTCAAGGTGCTACAGGACCGACTGGTCCTACTGGACCTACTGGACCAACCGGCCCAACAGGTACGGCAGCTACGATTGCTGTTGGTCCGACCACGACTAGCCCGGCAGGCGGCAGTGCGTCTGTTGTAAATACTGGCACGTCAAGCGCTGCGGTGTTTGCGTTTACCATTCCTACAGGCCCCACTGGACCTACGGGCCCCACCGGGCCTACTGGACCTACCGGACCTACAGGTTCTCCCGGCCCCACTGGCCCCACTGGCCCCACGGGCCTTGGCTATGCAGGTTTGACCTCAACCTCGTCGGTGGCAATTGCTACGGGCTCAAAAACATTTACTGTTAACCAAGCGCAGGGCACGAATGCTTTTGTGGTTGGTCAGTACATCCGCGTATTTAACACCGCCACCCCTGCTAACTACATGGCGGGCACAATTACGGCGTATTCCAGCACAACGCTTACTGTTAGCGTGGATTACATTGGGGGCTCGGGCACCTTTTCTGCGTGGACAATTACAGATACCGGATCGCAAGGCGCTACGGGACCAACCGGGCCTACGGGCCCCACCGGCGCTCCTGGCCCTACTGGACCCACAGGTTTGGGTTATGCAGGGCTTACGTCAGCCACATCTTTGCTTATTGGCACCGGGGCCAAGACGTTTACGGTTAACCAAGCCCAAGGTACAAACGCCTTTGTTGTTGGTCAATATGTTCGTGCGTTCAACACCACAACGCCAGCCAACTTTATGGCCGGTGCAATCACGGCCTATACCACTACTTCGTTGACCATTAGTGTTGACTATACAGGTGGCAGCGGAACTCTTGCTGCTTGGACCATTACGGATACAGGTTCTCAAGGTGCTACCGGACCCACCGGATCTACCGGCCCCACTGGTCCAACGGGTAGTCCTGGACCTACTGGACCTACTGGACCTACGGGCTCTCCCGGACCCACGGGGCCCACGGGGCCCACGGGACCAACCGGCCCGACCGGACCCAGCACGGTAATCAACGCAACAAACACGACGACCGCTGCAACTTACTACTTGCTATTTACCGGTTCCGCCGGAGCCAACGACACACCCCGGGTTCGTACAACCGCAACCGCGCTGACTTATAACGCCAGTTCTGGTGATTTTGCCACGGGCGGTAACGTTACCGCTTATTCGGACGAGCGCCTGAAGGTTGACTGGGAAGAGCTGCCGGACGACTTTATCGAGCGTTTGGCGTCTACTAAAGCTGGTACGTTTAAGCGCACTGACACGGGCATGCGTCAGGTTGGTGTAGGAGCACAGTCTTTCAGCAATGTGGTGGCAGAAGCTGTATCTGCTGACGACGAAGGATTGTTGCGTGTGGCGTACGGAAATGCCGCTTTGGCTGCCTGTGTCAAGCTGGCCCAGCGCATCTTGGAACTTGAGAAGAAACTGGAAGAACGCAATTGAGTCACCTCCCCATCTGGTATCTAGGAACCGTACCCCCGGAAATCTGCGACAAGGCAGTGGAGGACTTTTCCTCCCTGCCAGCCAAAGACGCCACAATGGGTACCGAGGGGGAGACTCAGGACCATGTTCACCGAAACACCACCGTCCGGTTTGCCGGGCCTAATCACTGGTTTGATAACTACCTGACCCAGGTGGCTTTTGCCGGGAACCAGGCTTGCCGCTGGGAATTCCACGTCACGGACAACGAGAATATCCAGTTTGCCGAGTACGGGCCGGAGCAGCATTACCACTGGCACGTAGATGTTTTCCCCCTGTCAGGGCTGCCCATGGACCGAAAGATGACGGTGGTCTGCCTGCTGAATGATCCTGCTGAATTTACTGGCGGAGAGTTCCAGATTCGGCTATATTCCGAGTACACTGCTCCGCTGGTCAAGGGGTCAGTGATTGCGTTTCCATCGTTTTTGGAACATCGTGTAGTGCCGGTTACGTCAGGAGTACGTAAGTCGGCAACAATGTGGCTGCGAGGCCCTCGTTTTCGATAAGGACACAGCATGTCTACTTACTCTCCCGACCTGAGAATTGAACTAATCGCCAACGGTGCCCAAGCAGGCACATGGGGCACAACGACCAACGATACCTGGGCATACGTTATTGACCCAGCGATCTCCGGTTTTCAGACTGTGGTGGCTGCCAGTGCGGATCAGGCGCTCACCTATGTCAGCGGGTCTACGGCTACGGCATCAGCCAACCAGGCAATCTACGCATCATTAGCGTTTACGACCGGTCTCGGGACGGCGTTCAACGTGTACGCTCCGCCCAACGCCAAACAGTATGTGATCTGGAACAACAGCGCCCAGAGCATGACGATCTACAACAGCTCGGTGCTTGGCAACACCACCCCGGCGGGTACAGGTGTCACGATCCCGGCGGGCAAGAAGTATTACGTGTTTAGCAACGGCACAAACTTCTACACGCTCGACACAAATCCTACTTTTACCGGAATTGTTTACAGCAACGGCTCCACGTTTGCCGCTGCCACGGGCTCACAGATTACGTCTGCAATTGGCTCCAACGCGGTAACCAACGCAACCAATGCAACTAACTTGGCTACCACTAACTTCACAATTACCGAGTCTGGCGGTAAACTTGTTTTTAAGTATGGCGTAACAACAATCGCATCGATGGACTCGTCGGGCAACATCACCTCGGCGGCTAACGTCACTGCTTATGGGACACCGTAACTATGGCAACATATCTACCAGGTTCTGGCACGCTCAGCATTAACGACATAAACGGTCAGTTTGGGCGTGGTAATAACCTCAATGCATATCGCGGGACGCAGTACTACACTTCAAGTGCAGGACCATTCACGTTCCCATCTGGCGCCATTTCTATCAGCGACTTTTACGGCACAGGCGCAAGTGCAAATACGCTTGCTATTGGCTACACAATTATTGCTGGTGGCGGTGGTGGCGGTAATTATGCAGGGGGCGGTGGCGGTGCTGGTGCGTTGCAATATTTCACTGCATCAGTATCTAGTGGATCGTATCCAGTTACCGTTGGCGGCGGAGGAGCGGGAACAACTAGCGGCTTAGGCCCTACTGGCGCTGCTCTTGGAACTAACGGCTCTAATTCTTCTTTTAACGGCTCAACATCATTGGGTGGAGGTCGAGGAGGATCAAATAACGTCAACCCTGTTGCCGGTGCTTCTGGCGGCTCTGGCGGTGGCACTGCTGGAACTTCTAGCACTTCTGGTGGATCCTCTGGGCCAGGGGGCAATGTCGGCGGGGCCGGTAATTGGTATATTGAAAATAAAAGCTCTGTTTATTACAACGGCGGTGGCGGCGGAGGAGCAGGGAATCTTGGAGCTGCGGGATCAACCTTTAGAGGCCCTGGGAATTATGCCCCTGGTATTCCTGCGGGTGATGCGGGGGCTGGTGGCGATGGTTTTTCAGACACAATTACTGGAACAACAAGAGCAGGAGGAGGCGGAGGGGCTTCTGCTTGGAATTCTCAAGGTAACGGAGCAAAACCAGGGGGTTCTGGTGGAGGCGGCGCAGGAAACGCTGGTATGAGTGGGTCAAGTCCTGCAAACGTCAACGGTGGAGACGGTACTGCTAACTATGGCGGTGGTGGCGGTGGACGAGGCGCTTTATACCCAACAAACGGTACGGCTAGAGCCGGAAATGGGGGTTCGGGTATTGTTCTTATTCGTTACCCAATATCTGCGGGAGCAAGTAAGTGTTCGGGCGGTACACAGACCAATGATGGGACTTACTACATCCACACTTTTACAGGTTCTGGCACTTTCACGGTGAACTGATATGGCGCACTTTGCAAAACTAGATGAGAACAATGTCATTGTTGACGTATTAGTTGTTAACAATTCCGACGTTGACAATTTGCCGTTTCCAGAAAGTGAGTCTGTGGGTATTGCGTACCTTAATTCCTTTCTGCCGCCAGCGACATACGCACAAACGTCTTACAACGGAAATTTTCGTGTAAGGTTTGCCGGTGTAGGGATGGCTTTTTATCCAAACTGTACGGCAACGCCGTATGGCGGTTTCGGCAACACGCAAGAATATCCCGACTTCATCTTTGATGAGGCTGTTTGTATGTGGATACCGCCTGTGCCGTATCCTACAGATGGGGGTATTTATCTTTGGGACGACGCCTTGCACGAGTGGGTGCCGTTTGGTCCGCAGCCCCCCAAGTCTCCAACTATTATTGGTTAATACAAGGAAAACAAATGTTGGCAACCACCATCAGTTGCGTGTCAAATGTGTTTATCAAACAAATGCACTTTGTGCATGCAGGCGACAAGGAAGAGGGGCATGCTCATTTGTTTGACCATTTGACGTTGCTGGCGTCAGGCAAGTTACGTTTAACGGCGCTTGGAAAATCAACTGACTTCGTCGCCCCGCAGCATATTTTTATTAAAGCTGGTGTTGTGCATGAGCTTGAGGCGCTAGAAGATCACACGGTTGTGCACTGCATTCATGCTATCCGAGAGCGCGGCTGTGAAGATATTGTTGACCCAGCCTCTTTGCCTGCTTATATGGAGCAGCTTGATGAAACCAAGTATCCAATGACTGAAAGCATGCTGTAACAGGAGTGCAACATTGATCCGGTCACTGCTTTCACGATGGTTAGCGGCGCTATCTCAGGCGTTCGCAAACTTTGTGCTCTGGTCAAGGAAGCTCAAGCAGCTGGCAAAGAAGTAGCTGACCTGACGAGCCAAGTAACCCAGCATGTTGGCAAGGTACTTGAGCACACGCAGACGCTGAAGAAGGCGGAGCTAGAGGTTAAGAAGAACCCACCCAAGGACAAGTCCTTACAGGTTCTGGCGTTTGAGGAGGTGGCTCGCAAGATGGAGCTAAAGCAACAGTACGAACAGTTGCGCAACATGATCATCTACGAGCTGGGGTTGCCGGGGGGATTCTGGGCTGACTTTGAGCAGACGCTGTTCCGGTTGGAACAAGAGCATGAAAGGGACATGGAACTAGCCGAGCAGATGCAAAGGGAACTGGAATGGCAACGCAGGGTCAAACTAGATCAAATGCAAGAGGTGGCCCTGGAAGTAATACTCGTTCTGGTAATGCTGGCGTATCTGGTCGCTCTAATCTGGTCGGTGATGTTGCACCAGAAGAGTCGATTGGGTGTCTGGTTGGTCTGACCATCATGGCGTTTCTGTTCGCCATCATGCTACCGGTGATGATGTTCATGTACATCGACATGCAAAAGCTCCGGCTGGAGAACGAACGGATAACCTACAAGATCGGCAAGTACCGACAATTGATTGAAAGGTGTGACAGGTGAGCGAGCCGCAGGACAAAGCGCTGGGGGTACTGGACAGGGTGCTGGCCTACGTGGACAGCCCGTTCAAGCTCATCGCCCTCCTGATCATGTTCGTGTTCGGGTTCTGCGCCTGGTTTGTTTACAGCAACCAAGAGCTGCTGGTCGGGGCCTACAAGGAAAGCCAGAAGCTACCCAGCATCAACGAGGCCCGGGCGGACGACGCAGCAGCAATCCTGTTCAAGTACGGCGGCGCACAAACTGTGGCCATCTTCAAGGTCAACCCGTTATTTGGCACCCGGGTCTTGTACCGGGCGTATACGAAGGAAGGGCGCGACAAGCGCATGGAGGGCATCGATGTCGGTCTCTTTACCCAGAATCCCAACAATAATGCAGACGTTGTCCGCCTTATGGCAGGAGAAACGCCATGCGGTGATTACCACAAGCCACAAAGCGAAATCGGCCTGTGGTACGTCGAGGCTGGTGTCACCTACGGCTGTCGAATCTCTGTACCACCGGACAACTCACGTTTCATCGGTCAAATTACCGTCGGGTACAAAGATAAACCTGAGAGCATAGAGGACGCCCAGTCCATGTTGCTCATTGCTTCATCCATGTTAACCAAAAAGAGTTACTAATGCTGACACTATTCTCTACCCTGGTATCGTTCCTGATGGGCGGCCTGCCCAAGATTCTGGACTTCTTCCAAGACCGCAGTGACAAAAAGCACGAGCTGGAGCTGGCCCAGATGCAGATCGCCCGGGAGCTTGAGATGCGCAAACTTGGGTTTGAAGCCCAAGAGCGGGTCGAAAACATCCACACCCAGCAGCTTGAGATCGAGACCAAGTCTGCAGAAAAGCAGTCGCTGATAGCCGCCCAACAGGCCGAGATGCAGGCCATCTACGCCCACGACACGGCGCTCAACGAAGGTACTAGCCAGTGGATGAAGAACTTCCGCGCAAGCGTGCGCCCGGCCATTACCTATGGCTTCTTCCTGTTGCTGGTGGGTATTGACTGCGCCTTGGTGTGGCACGGGGTTACGACCGGCGTTGGCTTCCAAGACATGGCTGACCAGCTCTGGGATGACGAGACCCAAGCGCTCTTTGCCAGCATCATTGCATTCCACTTCGGCGGTCGGGCATTCGGCAAATGAACGTCAGCCCCAAAGCTGTGGCTATGATCAAGCACCATGAGGGTGTAAGACAAAAGCCTTACCGTTGCCCAGCCAAGCTCTGGACGATTGGCGTTGGACATGTGTTGTACCCGGAGCAGGGAAAGTTGCCCATCGACCAGCGGGATGGGTTTGCCTTGAAGATCGAGGACTTCAGGATCTTCAGCATGGAGGAAATTGATGGAATACTTCGAGCAGATCTGGCTCGTTTTGAGCGAGGGGTTCACGCCTACATCACTGTTCCTCTTACACAAGGCATGTTTGACGCTCTTGTGTCTTTTAGTTTTAACGTCGGTCTGGGAACACTCCAGCGTTCGACGCTTCGTCAAAAGCTCAATCGAGGGGATAAAGAGGGCGCAGGACAGGAACTATTGAAGTACTGCATGGCTGGTGGCAAAATACTGAAAGGGTTACAAAACCGTCGCCTCGACGAGCACGCCCTGTTCATGTCGTAGGAGTCCAGATGCCCTTACAGAAACTTCAGTTCCGACCGGGTGTCAACCGGGAATCAACCACGTTGGCCAACGAGGGCGGCTGGTTTGAGTCCGACAAAGTGCGTTTCCGTTCCGGCTACCCAGAAAAAATCGGCGGCTGGGTCAAAGATCAGGGGCTTCCCACGGAATATGTTCCGCCCACGGGTACGTTCTGGGGCATTTGCCGCTCGATGTGGAACTGGATTACCTTGGCTGGCTACAACCTGCTGGGCCTTGGAACAAACCTGAAGTTCTATGTTCAGAATGGTCCGAGCGGTGATTTTCATGACGTGACGCCTATCCGTTCCACCGTTACCGGGGTGACCAACGCCTTTACCACGGACGGGACCACGACGGTTATTGTTAACGATACTGGGCACGGAGCACAGAACAACGACTTCGTTACCATTTCAAACGTAACGGGGCCGGTCAATGGTATTCCGGCGGTGGACTTGGAAGGCGAATTCCAGATCACCTACATCGACAACGACCACTACTCAATCGTATCCCCGGTAACCGCCACGTCAAGCGGAACGCCTGCGGTAGACGCAGACTTTGAGTATCAGATCAACACCGGCAGTGATGTGTTTTCCTACGGAGTTGGTTGGGGTGCTGGCGCATGGGGCGGTGTCAATCCAAGCGGTAATACAGGCTGGGGTGAAGCAGCTACGTCGGGCATTGGATTGCAGCTGCGTTTGTGGAGCCAGGCCAACTTTGGCCAAAACCTGATTCTCAATCCGCGCGGTGGCCCGTTGTACTACTGGGTAGTGGACGCCAGTCCCAACACATTTACCCGGGCGCAAGAGCTTTCTTCCACCAACACCAACACCCAGAACGGCATTCAGTGGTGGCTGACGGATGTGGATTGCCCGTCCATTTGCAACTTTGTCATGGTGTCTGACGCGCAGCGGTTTGTGCTGGCATTTGGCGTTAACGACTACGGTTCTTCGGCTATTGATCCCATGCTGGTTCGTTGGTCGGATCAGGAAAACCTGGCCGTATGGACGCCAGACATTACCAACCAGGCAGGTAGCTATAGACTGAGCCGTGGGTCGCAGATCATTACGGCGATTCAGACTCGTCAGGAAGTGTTGGTGCTTACCGATGCAGCCATTTATTCCATGCAGTATCTTGGAGCGCCGTTCGTCTGGGGCTTTCAAATCATGGGAGACAACATCTCCGTCATGGGCCCCAACGCCGTTGCTACAGTCAACAACATCACATACTGGATGGGTGTTGACAAGTTCTACATGTACTCCGGTCGAGTGGAAACCCTTCCGTGCACCCTCCGTCAGTACATCTACGACGACATTAACGTCCAGCAGGGTTTCCAGGCGTTCGCCGGAACCAATGAGGGCTATAACGAAATCTGGTGGTTTTATTGCTCTGCTGCTTCTACCACGGTAGACAAGTACGTGGTGTACAACTACTTGGAGCGCACCTGGTATTACGGCAATCTTGGCCGTAGTTCTTGGTTGGATAGCCCGCTACGTAGCCAGCCCATGGCCACGCCCTACGCTGGATCAAACGGCCAGCTGGTTTACCATGAGACAGGAAACGATGATGGTACAACTGATCCCCCTTCTCCGATCACTGCTTACGTTCAGTCTTCCGATTTTGATATTGGTGACGGCCACAACTTTGGCTTTGTTTGGCGTCTGATTCCTGACATCACGTTTGACGGGTCGGATGTAAACAAGCCCCAAGCCAACTTCACTGTGCGCCCGCGCCAGTTTCCCGGCACCAATTACGGCACGTCGGACAATCCGGCAGTTAAGAGTACGCAGAATTACGTAGGCCAGCAGTCCTATAACGTGCAGCAGTTCACGGAGCAGGTCTATGTCCGGTTGCGTGGCCGTCAGATGGCGTTCCGCGTGGAGTCTGACCAGCTTGGCGTGTCGTGGCAGTTGGGAACCCCGCGCATGGATGTGCGCCCGGATGGCCGTCGATGACTTTATACGTTTACACCGAACAAGACCTGCAAAGGTTTGTTGCTCCGCGTTTGGCAGCCGCCCCGGTCGATTACGACCAGCGGTTCATGGATCAGTACACCAACATCCTGCGCCTGTATTTCAACCAACTAGACGCATTTAACAGCCAGCTGCGTACAACCGCGCTGTCTCCCATCAACGATGGGTCGTCTATTTATTTTCCCAACGGGTGTTTTACCTCCAACGCCAACCAAACAGCGGCCAGCACAACGACTGCCTATAACGTGCAGTTGGACACAACTGAGGCAGCTGACGACATTTCTCTTGTGGGCGGGTATCAAGTCGTCGTTGCCAAGGCCGGGCGGTACAACTTTCAGTTTAGTATTCAGTTGGCTAACTTGGCCAACTCGACCGAGTCGATCGACATCTGGTTCCATCACAATGGCTTGGACGTGCCCCGGTCTAATAGCCGGTTTGGCATGGCAGCGCGTAAAAACCCAGCCACGCCTTTTTACTGCATCGGGACAGTCAATACGTTTATTGACATGGCGGCAGGGGACAACGTTAGCTTACAGTGGCATACCACAAACACTTCTGCTTTTATCCAGGCGGACCCAGCGGCAGCGTCACCTACACGCCCGGCTTTGCCGTCTGTAATCTTCACGGCAACGTTTGTGTCAAAGATCTGAAAATGTTACGATTCAACCAATTTACAGGAGAGCACCATGGGTACTGGTGTAGGTGAAGCCGCCCTGGCGGCGGAAGCGATTGGAGCAGCTGAAGCCGCCGGTGCTATTGG